TCGACGTTTTATAAACGAATTAATGCAGGTGATCGAAAAGGTGCCTGCGAAGCGATTCGCTGGTGGATTAAGGACGGTGGCAGAGACTGCCGTATCCGCTCAAATAATTGCTACGGTCAGGTATCCCGGCGAGATCAGGAAAGTGCGCTGGCGTGCTGGGGAATTGACAGATAAGCAGAATATTTTGCTGAAAAATGACATTGGCCAACGCGGGCGGATAACACGAAATCCTGCGAACTGGCAAAACCTAAGTGAATAAAAGTAAAAACCCCGGTTGTTGGCAGCAAGCGGGGTTTGGTTTTTTCTGACCTTGAATAAGGCAAGGGAGAAATTATGGGTAGGGAGGTACTTTCCCTGTGAGGAAGTATAAAAGATTCTTTCTGAGGTTGTCCATTATGAAAGGCATTGAAGTGGAGAGCCAGTCTGGATTTAACAAGAGCGGCAGCTTTTGCCATTCGTATTGTGGCCATTGCTGTTCTGGTCTGGGCAATCCGTTGGTGGTGATATGAACCGTGTTCTGTGCGTGGTCATCATTGTCCTGCTGGTGGCCTGTGGTGCGCTTAGTCTGGGGCTGAATCATTACCGTGTTCACGCCATCATCTACAAAGAGCAGCGCGATAAAAAAGCCAGTGAGCTGGAGCTGGCGAACGCGACAATTACTGATATGCAGATACGCCAGCGTGATGTCGCTGCACTTGATGCCAGATACTCGAGGGAATTAGCCGATGCGAGAGCTGAAAATGAAACTCTGCGTGCTGATGTTGCCGCTGGTCGTAAGCGCCTGCGGATCAACGCCACCTGCTCCGGTACCGTGCGTGAAGCCACCGGCACCTCCGGCGTGGATAATGCAACCAGGCCCCGACTGGCAGACACCGCTGAACGGGATTATTTCATCCTCAGAGAACGGTTGATGACAATGCAGAAGCAGCTGGAAGGGGCACAGGAATATATCCGCACTCAGTGCCTGAATTAACAGAGCCAGCTTAATCGCTGGCTTTTTCATATCTGAATTTCATCGCGCATCTCACGCGCATATCACATCCCCGAGCCTTTCAGAAAGTTGAGCCTGAGAACTGTCGTATATGGTGGCGACCATCTCGGGGCGGCTTTTCTGTGAGACAGGCTCAATTTTCTGAAAGGTAAGACGCTATGAACTATCCGACGATTGTTAACGGTATTGATTTCCGCGATCTTGTTTTTGTGACAGGCAACGAGCCGGTGACGGATACCCGAAAGGTTGCCGTAGCATTTGGCAAAGAACACAAAGATGTATTGCGGAAAACAAGAGCCGTTGTTCAACAATGCTCAAAAGAATTTGCAGAGCGCAATTTTGCGCTTTGCTATGAAAACAATGAGTTACAGAACGGTAAACCCCAGCCATATATCGAATGACAAAAGACGGTTGGACGATGTTGGTATTTGGTTTTACGGGGAAAGCTGCTATGACCTTTAAGGAAGCGTACATTCAGGCTTTCAACTGGATGGCTGAGCTTATTCAGCAAGGTCTGGCGAATCTGGAGGCGGAGCGCAACGCTGTAATGCTGGAGTACATGAAAGAGAAAGATGTCGCCAGTATGTCAGGTCGTTTGCTCAATCGCTGGGGCAGGGTGAAGAAGCCTCAGTTGCTGGCAAGGCTGGACAGGCTGGAGCAGCAGGGGCAGATTGGTTACCCGGATTTGATAAAGGCATTTCAGCCTGACATAGCCATGCGCCGTATCGTCGCCGTATTCCCGCATTAACAGAGACCGCAGCCACCTTATCTGCGTGAGTGTGCGGGGATAATCAAAAACGATGCACACCGGGTTTTCTCATTTTTCACGAGATGGGAGCGATTTCCCGCGAAGCCGCCTGTCCGGTGCGGTGGTGGAAGAAACCGGATAAAACAACCGCATTGTGCAAATATCGATCAAATATGGTGCTGCTGTGTGAAATCTGAAAAATCACAGCGGTCATTATGCATCAGTTTTTAACACAGGACGTCAGAACGTGACATGGCAAAGCTGGACTGGAAAAAGCTGGAGCAGGCATTCCGACGCGAACATGCCAGAACTGGCATAAAACTTCAGGACTGGTGTCGTAAGAACAATATCAGTTATGGCACGGCTCGCCGGTACATAAAATTGCGCAAAAACCCCCCCATAAATACAGAGGAAAGTGCGCAGAAAAATGCGCAAAAAAGTGCGCAAATTGATGATCAAAAAAGCGCACAAAAAAATGTGCAGGGATCCGATGACGAATCCAGTAATGACAAGGCTTACAGCGATGATGGCAGTGGTGAAAAATGCGCAAAAAACTGCGCAAATTCGGCAGAAACGAAACGCAACAGCAGATCGGGCAATCCTCACCCCGTTGCCCGGTTTAGCGACCGTAACACCCACGCCGTAAGACACCGTGGATATGCGAAGTATCTTGAGGCAGATAACCTCATGGATGATGCGTCCGACATGGTGCTGTTCGATGAACTGGTGTTCACCCGAGCCCGCGCACTTTCAGTAACTAAGGCACTTAAAGGGATGTTCGCCGACCTGGAAGAGGCAACTGACGTGGAAACCCGCGTTGCTCTTTACGACAAAATACTCAAAGCTGAACAGGCCCTTGACCGGAATATTGCCCGTATCGAGTCAATTGAACGCTCATTGCTGACGCTGGATGTCCTGGCTGAGACAGCACCAAAACTTCGTGCTGACCGGGAAAGAATCAACGCCGCCAGAGATAAACTCAGAGCGGAAACCGATATTCTGACCAGCCAGCGCCGGGGTGTTATTACGCCAGTCAGTGACATCGTGTCATCGCTGCATGAAATGAGTAATTCGGGGAGACTGGATGACATTCCGGAAGAATAAAACGCGATGTGATGAACCTGCAGAAATGACTGAGACCGAACAACGTCTGTTCATTATGACAAAACTGAGCAATCCCTGGTGGCGCCTCAATCATCTCTACAAAATACAGAACGAAAAAGGTGAACTGGTCACCTTCAGAATGCGACCGGCGCAACGTCAGTTGTTTCGTAACATGCATAATAAAAACATTATCCTGAAAGCGCGCCAGCTGGGATTTTCCACAGCCATTGATATTTATCTTCTCGACCAGGCATTATTCATTCCGCATCTCAAATGCGGGATCGTCGCTCAGGATAAACAGGCTGCCAGTGAAATTTTCCGCACAAAAATTGCTGTACCGTTTGATCATCTCCCTGACTGGCTGAGAGCCTCATTCACCATCGTTGAACGTCGTAGCGGTGCCAGCGGTGGCTATATCCTGTTTGGTCACGGCTCGAGTATTCAGGTGGCAACCTCATTTCGCTCAGGTACGGTGCAGCGCCTGCATATCTCAGAGCACGGCAAAATTTGCGCGAAATATCCGGCTAAGGCGAAAGAGCTGCGAACCGGTACGCTTAATGCCGTCTCTGATGAATGCATTATTTTTGATGAATCCACGGCTGAAGGCGTGGGTGGTGATTTTTACGAGATGAGTAACCGTGCACAGGAGAGCACTGCATCAGGCTTATTGCTGACGGCACAGGATTATAAATTCCATTTTTACGCATGGTGGCAGGATCCTAAATACAGCGCCAGAGTGCCTGAAAGCGGGCTGAAGCTGTCACGGGAAAAAATGACGTATTTTTCTGCGGTTGAGAAGGCAATGAACATCACGCTTACCGATGAGCAGAAGCAGTGGTACATCAGTAAGGAAACTGAACAGCGTGAGGAAATGAAGCAGGAGTTTCCCTCAACGCCACAGGAGGCGTTTCTGACGTCCGGACGACGTGTGTTCAGTGCCGAAAGTACATTGCAGGCAGAATCATTCTGTTCGCCACCGATGATTGTTTATGACATTGAACCTGTTACAGGAGCGAAGACTAAAGCTCAGTCTCTGCGTGAAGGAAATAAAAACGAGTTGCAGCGGACGCTGATGAATTATCTGCTGGTATGGGAACTGCCGGATCCGGATGAAGAGTATGTTTGTGGGGCAGATACTGCCGAAGGGCTGGAGCACGGAGACCGCTCATCGCTGGATGTTGTCAAACGCAGTAATGGCGAGCAGGTGGCTCACTGGTTCGGGCATCTCGATGCTGAACTTTTTGCTCATCTCATTTCGCAGGTCTGTCGTATGTATAACAACGCGTTTGTGGGGCCGGAGCGTAATAATCACGGACATGCAGTTATCCTGAAACTCCGGGAACTCTATCCGACACGTTATATCTACAACGAACAGCATCTTGACCAGGCATATGACGACGATACGCCCCGCCTTGGCTGGCTGACAACCCGTCAGAGCAAACCTGTTCTGACCGAAGGAATGAAAACGCTCCTGAATAATGGAATATCAGGGATCCGCTGGTCAGGCACATTATCGGAAATGAACACCTACGTTTATGACGCGAAAGGCTCCATGAATGCACAGGAAGGCTGCTTTGATGATCAGCTCATGAGCTACATGATTGCCCAGGAGATGCGCGCCAGAATGCCGGTGAGGGTAAAACAGAAAACGGATAAACGCAGAACCACACACTGGATGGCACACTGATGAAAAATGAAATTAACACCACAGCGATGAAAAACGATCATGGATCCACGCCGCGTTTTTCTCAGCGTCAGTTACTGTCTCTCTGTTCTGATATTGACAGTCAGCCTCTCTGGCGTGATGCCGCAAACAAGGCCTGTGCGTATTATGATGGCGACCAGCTGGCACCGGAAGTTATCCAGGTACTGAAAGATCGCGGTCAGCCCATGACCATCCATAACCTCATTGCCCCCACGGTAGATGGTGTACTGGGAATGGAGGCAAAAACAAGAACGGACCTGATAGTGATGTCAGACGATCCGAACGATGAAACAGAGAAACTGGCAGAGGCCATTAATGCGGAGTTTGCTGATGCGTGCCGTCTTGGCAACATGAATAAGGCCCGCTCCGATGCCTATGCGGAACAAATCAAGGCGGGGCTCAGTTGGGTGGAGGTCAGGCGCAACAGCGATCCGTTCGGACCTGAATTCAGGGTATCCACAGTCAGCAGAAATGAGGTTTTCTGGGACTGGCTCAGCCGGGAATCCGACCTGAGTGACTGCCGGTGGCTGATGCGTCGCCGCTGGATGGATACCGATGAGGCAAAAGCCACGTTCCCGGGAATGGCTCAGGTTATCGATTATGCTATTGATGACTGGCGTGGTTTTGTCGATACCACGATTACTGAAGGCCAGCCCAGTCCGTTGATGAGTGCATGGGAAGAGTATCAGTCATGGGATCGCAGGGAGAATGAATGGCTTCAGCGTGAACGCCGTCGTGTGCTGCTTCAGGTGGTTTATTACCGTACATTCGAGCGTCTTCCGGTGATTGAACTCAGTAATGGACGGGTGGTGGCTTTTGATAAAAATAATCTGATGCAGGCGGTGGCTGTGGCATCCGGGCGGGTTCAGGTGAAAGTCGGGCGGGTAAGTCGTATTCGTGAAGCCTGGTTTGTGGGCCCACACTTTATTGTGGATCGCCCCTGTAG